ATCAGCGCCCGCTGTCGGTGTGGGGGTAAAGGAGAAGTTCTCGACCGAAAAGCCACAAGCGAGCTCGGCGCGCCGGTGTTTAAAACCTGCGAGCGCTGCAGCGGAAATGGATTTTCTGCGGTGCCGTCTACCGCAGCCTATAAAGTAATACTGAAGCGCGTTCCGGATCTGCACGTCAGAACATGGACTCGCAACTGGAAACCTTTTCTTGAGGCACTGGTAAGCATTTGTCAGCAGGAGGAGGGAAACGCCGCAAGAGAATTTCAAGCTGCAACCAGTTTAGGCGAAGAAGGTGACGAAATTTAGCATTATTACGACATAAGGCTTGATTTTGTCCGAAGTTGTCGTGTATGCTTCTAATCATGCGGAGTAACGCCTGAAAGATTTCAACAAAAAGCCCCTTGCGGGGCTTTTTTTATGGCAGCGAGTTAACGAAAGAACTGAAAAGGGCCTTATCTTTATTGCTAATTGATTTTTTCAAATGTAGTTGATGATTTAAAGGCTTAAAGTTTTCCTTTGTGAGATATATACATGCTTTCTCAAAACGATCCTGAAGGAACTGAAATCTTTCATTCAGCCTGAAAACTTTTAATCCTAATGACATGACCTTCTTCTCCGGAATATCGTCAGGATTGCAATTATTGAGTTCTTCCAGCACAAGGCGAATGTCTCTTTCGAAGATTAGCGCTATGTTATAATCGTTGAGGAGGCATTCAGGATTACGAACAACGCCGATTACTTCGTCGATGAATTGTGGTTTTACATTATCCTCAGCGTTTTCATCTTCGTTATCAGAAGGTTTTTGAGACATAACATTCGACAACTGCATTTCTTCCTTGGTTTTCCTTCTGGGAAGTAAAACTTTTCCATCACCTAAAGCAGCCATACGTTTCAAAGCTTGACTCCCGGCTCGGCCAACTACTTTAGAATCTCTTAAATCTAAAATTTTATGTGCGACCCATTCTAATGATGGTTCACTGGCTTCGATTTTTGCTTTTGCTTGGTAATGGAGAAAAATATTTTTCTTGGCTTCCTTGAGGGTTGTTAGATATCTGTGGAAATTTGCCTTTTTTTCGAGGTCAGTGGCTAGGTTTTCAAATGCTATACCGAAGACTTTTGTACCGCAAACGTGACCCAGGTTCGTCTCCAGACCATCCTCAGTAAGAACAAGAAACCCTTTTTTATGGCCTGTTCGACAGCTCGACTTGCCACACGGGATTTCTTCCGGGAGGTCATCATAATAACCAAAAACATCGGATAATTGTTGATCGGTCAGTTCCAGCCTGGAATGATAGCTTTCCCGAGCTTGAATTTCTGTCCAGTCATTAATGCGATCAAAGCTATTGCCGTTTTTAATAAAAATCATATCTTCCCTTGCTGTGGTTAGATTGAAAGCACTGCCGCTTGATATTTAACCACTTTCCTGATTGTTTTTCATCATAAAACCATATGATTGCAAGGGTAGTTTTACTTATGTATCATCTCGCTCCCGGCCCTTTAGCTCAGTTGGTTAGAGCGTGCGACTCATAATCGCCCGGTCGCTGGTTCAAGTCCAGCAAGGGCCACCAGACCGCCACTAGCTCATCGGGAAGAGCGGCAACCCAGGTGTTGTGGTACGGGGTTCGAGGCTCCGGTGGCGGACCACTGCCGACTTAGCTCAGTAGGTAGAGCAACTGACTTGTAATCAGTAGGTCACCAGTTCGATTCCGGTAGTCGGCACCATATGCGGGCATCGTATAATGGCTATTACCTCAGCCTTCCAAGCTGATGATGCGGGTTCGATTCCCGCTGCCCGCTCCAGTTTAAGCTTTTCGGTCTGCGATGATGGGGTCCCCGGAGTGACTGAAAAGCGACCTAGTTTTGAATGGGCGCTGCTTTTTGCAAAATTGCTGTGTGAAAATACTGACCTTTGGGTTCAGCGCTCATCCAAAAGCATCTCGTTAAAATCCAGTTAACCTCGGGTGGTTTGTTGGGTGAGGTGCCTCAAATTCAAATAGCCTCGCTTCGGCGAGGTTTTTTCATTTGTAAGACAACCATCAGGAAGCAATGGCTAATCTCATTGACTGCAGGAATAAGTTCGGCGTAATTTATTTCTGTGGTGAATCCTTTCTAAGCGAAAGGGCGTTCCAGTCAACTGCTATCTGCAGGTATGCGCGCGACTTTACTGGCTGGAGTAGAGTCACCGGGAGGCACCCGGCACCATGACAACAACAATACAGTTTCAAATTCCTTGAGAGCCTGCCGTAAAAAGCAGGCCTTTTTTTATGAATTTGCAAACTGCTGCTACGCTTTGAGTTGTGGGAAGTAACTGAATGCCCGGTGGTTCTCCTGGACCGATAGTGAATCAGCCGATACAGCTTCACTCCTGAGCATAGGTCTTACTCACACCTACCTCACAAATAGTCAAACTCATTAGCCCGCCTTTAAAAGCGGGCTTTTTTTATTTCTCCACACAGCACCCGCACACAGCGAGGTGAGAGACCATGAAAATGCATAACGATCCCCACTCCTGGACGGAGTTTATCGAACTGCTCCACAGCTGGTGGCGCGGTGAAACGCCGATGGGTGCCGTATTGCTATCGGTAGTCATGGCTGCCATGAGGATTTCCTACGGCGGTGGTGGCTGGAAGAAAATGATTCTGGAAGGCTCTATTTGTGGAGCGCTAACTCTTACAGCTGTATCAGCTCTTGATTACTTTAACCTTCCGCAGTCTCTGTCGATTGCTATCGGCGGCGCTCTGGGCTTTGTTGGTGTTGAACAGGTTAAAGCTGTAGCTGGCAGGGTGTTTAGTTCTCGATTCGGAGGTGGCGATGCAAACCAGTGATAAAGGCATTGCCCTGATCAAAGAGTTCGAAGGCTGCAAACTCACCGCCTACCAGGACAGCGTAGGCGTCTGGACGATCGGCTATGGCTGGACTCAGCCTGTAGATGGGAAACCAATCCGCGCCGGAATGACCATTAAGCAGGAGACGGCAGAACGCCTGCTGAAGACCGGACTGGTAAGTTATGAAAGCGACGTGTCTCGCCTGGTTAAAGTCGGTATGACTCAGGGGCAATTCGATGCCCTGGTGTCGTTCACGTATAACCTTGGCGCTCGCTCATTGTCGACCTCAACACTGCTGCGCAAGCTCAACGCCGGTGATTACACTGGCGCTGCCGCTGAGTTCATGAGCTGGAATAAAGCTGGTGGCAAAGTCCTGAATGGGCTTACCCGTCGCCGGGAGGCAGAGCGGGCTCTGTTCTTGTCGTGATTAGCGCACTGGTAAGGCGTTACTGGTTGCATCTGCTGGTGGTGATGCTGATCGGTGTGCTGGCGTTCTTCGTTAACCGATACCGAGACAACGCCATCACATACAAAGACCAGCGCGATAAGGCTGTTGTTCGCGCCAATACATCCGAAGCCATCACCAATAACGTTATCACCGCGATGAACCTCATCCGTGACATCTCAAAGGCTACCCAGAATGCTAAGAACGAACTGGCCCAGAAAGGCGAAACGCGCATTGTCTACATCAGGCAGGCGCTTGAAGGCGACCCGTGCGCTAACCAGCTTGTTCCTGCTGCCGCTGCTGACAGCCTGCGGGAATACGCAGACAGTTTACGTCCCGGCTCCGGTAGTACCAATAAGCCCTGACCTGACCGCAGAGACGCCGATCCCCGGAATGGCGGTTCCGTTCACATGGCAGGCAAGTCTGGAGTTAAACGCTCAGCTCTACACTGCGCTTGGGCAGTGCAATCTGGATAAGGCGGCAATCAGGAAAATCGAATCATCACGAGCCTCGCAATAGCGGGGCTTTTTTATAATCAGAAGCAGGAGAAGAAGCATGTTAACAGTAAAGGTAATGTCACCAGGTGGTGGTGAAGAGATTCATTGTGGTTTGAGTGTGGGTTTTAACCCCAGGCAGCAGAGTATCGCAGTATCTGGTATGGACCAGAATATCTTCCTTAAAGAGGGAGAGGTTGCCTACGTGATGAACCAGAACGGAAAGACAGTTTCTCGTTATGAGCATGTGGTTCGTCAGTAATCATTACAAAGCTCATCTGCTGGTGGGCTTGATAATGGTCATAAACTTTATCAGTTGAATCAATCAACTGATTATCTTGCGCAATTGGATCTCTTCCTGCTCGTTGAGCCTGGCATACTCGCTGATTTGTTTAATGAGTGACTCTTTGTTATTAGACATCATGGATGAAACGTAGCAACCAGTTCTCCATTCGAAAACGCTTACAAAAAACAAGGGTGTTGTTTTTGAGTACTGATAATGTATTGAGAGGTCATTGCAAATTCTTTTCTTTTCCATGGGGTAAGTTTCTACTTAATGCAAATTATCGGCATTTATAATGCTTCATTGGGTTGAGATACATGAATACTTCACTTTGAGTAAAGTGATACTTAATTACCGCTAAAATTAGTAGGATTAATCTTAGGTTATTGTTGTTTTTGGCACAATATGAATAATAAATTCGACTAAACACAACGATAACAAACGATGAAAATTCAATCTATTGCAATCGCTTTGCTGGTGGCGATATCGTCACCTTCATACTCAGCATTTCAGGAAAGGGAATACAATACCTGGTATCAGAAAGATGCAGTGCTTTACGACATTACGCAGACCTCAGAGGGATTGCCCGTCATGATAAGCATCTCGCAACCAGGGCGGGGATCAGCCAATATGCTCGTATCCTATATGTCCGATGGTAGTTGTGGGGATAAGAAGGATTTTCTTAATGTGAACGGGAAGGATGTTCCTGCAACTTACAGCTGTGCATCAGTCGGGGTAAACAGGATTGAGCACTTTGCAATTAATGATGCCGAAAAGGTCAATGAGATGGTTAACCACCTCAAGTCTGATTTCACTTTGTTGCTTCAGAACGATATTAAGGTCTGGGCTGCAAACATAAAGACGCCGAAGTACGGCATAGCGCCAAGATTTTAAATCGCCAGATATAACCGCCTGAGGGCGGTTTTTTGTTGCCACTAAAGATGGTTATCCCCTGTAAGGGATAAAGTACTGAATATCCCTTGCATGGGATAAACATGCCTCGCATTCCGCGGGGCTTTTTTTATGCGCATCGCACGCGCACATCGAAGAAAGTCTTTCAGCTGTGAGCCTGGGCAAACCGTTAACTTTCGGCGGCTTTGCCGTGCGACAGGCTCACGTCTAAAAGGAAATTGAATATGTCTGAATATGCAAACATTCCTCAGGTAACTACCTTGCCAAAACCTTTTGGTGTAGCCGTCAAATGGAAATGGCCGGATGGTAGTCACTGGTTTTCTGGTCTGGAACTGCAATGCCTGTTTGAAGATGGGCGTTTTGAGAAAGAGAGAATTTGCTGGCCGGTTACTGAGAAGCTCATCTCCGGCCTAAAGGCATCTGAGCGCGTGCAGGTGCGCCTGCGTCCAGTTGCAGCAGATGGTTCAGCACGGGACTGGCGAACCGGCGACTGGATTGAAGGAATATCGTCTGTCAATACCGATGAAATCCTTCAGGCGTTGCAAGAGGATATCCGCAGCAGCAAAACGTTTGAGCTATTGAATGGAGGGCGCTTTATTAAAGATGCGCATATCGGCGATGGCTTAGTCTCTGCCAACTTTAGCGTGAAGATGGACCTGAACCAGTGCGGAAAACAGCACCCTGCGGGCATGTCCATCGGCGTTGAAGGTGCCCAGCGTCAGGTGGTGTTTGAGGCTGATCGCTTTAAGGTGCATGAAGCCGCTCAATCAGCCATCGAGAATGCTGTGGTTTTAAGTATGAAGATGAAAACTGCGCTCAGCGATGAAATGAAACAGGCCGTCATCGATGCAGTACGTGAAAGCGATCTGTTCACATCCCTTCAGACTGCGATAGCTGCTCAGGCAGCATCAACCGTTGCTCTGCAACAGGCTGTGAATGATGTAGTTGGCGATGCTATTCGCAACGCACTGAAGCCCGGTGGAATGATTTGGACGAGCTTTCAATCATGCCGGCATTAATCCCACGAGCGTGCCGTAAGCGTGGCTGCCCTGGCACAACCACTGATCGCTCAGGATACTGCGAGAAGCACCGCAATGAAGGCTGGCAACAACACCAGCAGGGCAAGAGCCGCCATGAACGTGGGTATGGCAGCAAGTGGGACATCATCCGTGCACGAGTGCTGACGCGTGATAAACATATTTGCCAGAACTGCCTGCGCGGTGGGCGTGTAGTACCTGCAAAGACAGTTGACCACATCAAGGCAAAGGCACACGGCGGTACTGATGATGACTCAAACCTCGAAAGTCTTTGCTGGCCCTGCCACCGCACCAAAACAGGGCGAGAACGTATCAAATGATACTGATTACCATTACAGCGAAATTATTGCAAATGCAACTATATGCACTCAAATGATATCAATTATCATTCAGACAGGGGGGGATCAAATCTCTGTAGCCTGCTGCCCAAAGGACCGCCGCCTCAGTCGTTTTTTTATACCCGCGAAAAATGAAATTTAACCAGGAGTGTCGCTTATGGCTGGAACGGCGGGGCGTTCCGGGCGTCGACCCAAGCCAACGGCGCGCAAGGAGCTGGCTGGCAACCCCGGAAAGCGAGCCCTGAATAAAGACGAACCGGTGTTTACCCCGATTAAGGGTGTGGCACCACCGGAGTGGTTTGAAGAGGATGATCTCCCTCTCGCAGCGATCATGTGGGAGCTGACAACAAAAGAGCTATGTGGTCAGGGGCTGCTCTGTGTTACAGACCTTGCTGTACTTGAACGCTGGTGTGTCGCTTACGAATTCTGGCGCAGGGCCGTTAAGAATATTGCCTCTGATGGACTTTCTATCTTCGGCGCTATGGGCGGGAAAATTAAAAACCCTGAACTGACAGCCAAGAAAGAACAGGAATCTGAAATGAGCTCTACCGGTTCAATGCTTGGTCTTGATCCAAGCAGTCGTCAACGCCTGATCGGGCTCGCTGGACAGAAGAAAACCTCTAACCCCTTCCTGAAGATGATTAACTCATGAGCCGGAAATCGTACCCAAACGTTAACGCCGCGAACCAGTACGCCCGAAACGTTGTGCGGGGGAAAATTCCGGCGTGTCAGTATGTCATTCATGCCTGTCAGCGCCATATTGACGATATGGCCAGGGAAAAAAGCCGAAAATTCAGATACCGCTTTGACAAGGATATGGCGGAGAAAGCCGCGAAGTTTATTCAACTCTTGCCTCATACAAAAGGCGAATGGGCATTCAAACGGATGCCGATCACCCTGGAGCCGTGGCAATTGTTCATAGTGTGTTGTGCATTTGGTTGGGTACAGAAAGGAACGAAGCTCCGCCGGTTCCGCGAGGTCTACACTGAGATTCCGCGTAAGAACGGTAAATCCGCAATTTCAGCTGGCGTGGCGTTGTTCTGCTTCACCTGTGATAACGAATTTGGGGCCGAGGTATATTCCGGTGCCACGACAGAGAAGCAGGCATGGGAAGTTTTCAGACCAGCACGCCTGATGTGCAAGCGCACACCTCTGCTGGTGGAAGCGTTCGGCATAGAAGTAAACGCCTCTAACCTTAACAGACCAGAAGATGGTGCACGCTTTGAGCCGCTGATTGGTAACCCTGGTGACGGGGCATCACCACACTGCGCCATTGTTGACGAATACCATGAACATCCAACGGATGCGTTATATACCACCATGCTTACAGGTATGGGAGCACGGCGTCAGCCCTTGATGTGGGCGATAACGACAGCGGGATATAACATCGAAGGGCCTTGTTATGACAAGCGCCGTGAAGTGATCGAAATGCTAAATGGCACAGTCCCGAATGAAGAGCTGTTTGGCGTGATTTATACAGTGGATGAGGGTGACGACTGGACGGACCCTAAAGTTCTGGAGAAGGCAAACCCGAATATGGGGGTGTCTGTCTATCGCGATTTTCTGCTCAGCCAGCAAATACGCGCTGTGAATAATGCCCGCCAGGCAGGTGTATTTAAAACGAAACACCTGAATATCTGGGTTGCAGCAAGAGCGGCATTTTTCAACCTGGTATCGTGGCAAGGGTGCGAGGATGAAACCCTTACCCTTGAGCAATTTGAGGGGCAGCCATGTGTCCTGGCATTTGATATGGCACGAAAGCTGGATATGAACAGCATGGTGCGTTTGTTCACCCGGGAGATAGACGGGAAAACTCACTATTACTGCGTTGCTCCTAAATTCTGGGTTCCCTATGACACTGTTTATAGTGTTGAGAAAAACGAAGACCGCCGTACCGCCGAGCGCTTTCAGAAATGGGTTGAGCTGGGAGTATTGACAGTAACGGATGGGGCAGAGGTTGATTACCGCTACATTCTTGAAGAAGCAAAGGCGGCGAACAAACTGAACCCGGTTAGCGAGTCACCTATAGATCCGTTTGGGGCGACAGGCCTTTCACATGATCTTGCTGACGAAAAGCTTAACCCAATCACGATAACCCAGAACTATACCAACATGTCCGACCCGATGAAGGAGCTTGAGGCTGCCATTGAGTCTGGCCGTTTTCATCATGATGGGAACCCTATCATGAGCTGGTGTATCAGTAATGTGGTCGGGAAATATCTGCCAGGTAACGATGATGTGGTCAGGCCCATCAAGGAGCAGAACGAAAACAAAATCGACGGCGCGGTCGCATTGATTATGGCAATTGGTCGTTCGATGCTCTTTGAGAAAGAGGACACACTCTCCGACCGCATTGAATCTCACGGCATACGCTCACTTTAATCGAGGCGATTATGATCCTTCAAATTCTCACTCCTCTGGTTGGAGTGATGGGTGCCTTTTTGCTTTCATTTGGTGCATGGATGATTTATCAGCCAGCAGGCTATATTGCTGGTGGCATGTTGTGCATCGTCTGGTCATGGCTAATGGCTAAGTTTCTTGCCTCTCCGGCGACGAACTCTACGGGAGGTGACTGATGTTTTTCCCCGGAATGTTTGCAAAAAGTAGCCAGCCAGTAACATCACCGGCAGAACTGGCTGAAGCGGTGGGAATGACTTACGACACTTATACCGGAAAGCGTGTCAGCAGCCAGAGAGCTATGCGTCTGACGGCAGTTTTTGGGTGTGTAAGGGTTCTTGCAGAATCGATGGGGATGCTGCCATGTAACCTTTTTAAATCCTCAGGCAACACAAAACAGAAAGCAACGGGAGAGCGCCTTTATAAGCTGCTCTCAATGAAGCCTAACGACTATATGACACCGCAGGAGTTTTGGGAGCTCGTTATCGTTTGTCTTTGTCTGCGGGGAAACTTTTACGCTTACAAGGTAAAAGCTCTGGGGGAGGTAGTTGAACTACTTCCACTCGATCCGGGGTGCGTCCAACCAAAGCTAAACAGCCAGTGGCAACCAGTTTACATGGTGACTTTTCCGGATGGGTCTACAGACGTTCTTGGTCAGGATGATATCTGGCATGTAAGGACGCTGACCCTTGACGGCCTGGTCGGCATTAATCCGGTAGCTTATGCCAGAGAGGCGATTTCTCTTGGGATGGCTACCGAAGAACACGGCGCGCGATTATTCAGTAATGGTGCGGTGACAACGGGTGTATTAAGAACCGAGCAAACTCTTAGCGATGCGGCGTATGGCCGCCTGAAAAAAGACTTTGAAGACCGCCATCTTGGATTAAGTAATGCCCACCGACCGATGATCCTTGAAATGGGGCTCGACTGGAAATCAATGGCTCTCAATGCTGAAGATAGTCAGTTCCTTGAAACAAGGAAATTCCAGCTTGAGGAGATTTGTCGCTTATTCCGCGTTCCTCTTCATCTGGTACAAAACACTGATCGCGCAACCTTCAGCAATATCGAAAACCTCGGTATTGGGTTTATCAACTATTCTCTAGTGCCTTACATGACCCGTATTGAGCAACGCATTAACGTTGGGTTGGTAAAGGAGTCAAAGCAGGGAACCTTCTACGCAAAATTCAATGCAGGCGCGCTGTTACGCGGGGATATGAAATCCCGATTCGAATCCTATGCAACCGGAATTAACTGGGGCATTTATTCGCCTAATGATTGTCGGGAACTGGAGGAACTCAACCCGAGGGCAGGGGGGGATGTTTACCTGACACCGATGAACATGACGACAAAGCCGTCTGACAGCAATAAGAGCAAAACAACCGAGGAACAACATGATGCCGATGACTAAACAGCGGCTGGATATTCCGCTGAAGCTAAAGTCTGTCAGTGACAGCGGGGAGTTTGAAGGCTATGGCTCTGTGTTTGGCGTTAAGGACAGTTACGACGATGTAGTTGTTCCCGGAGCGTTCAGTAAATCACTTCAGTCATGGCGGGAGAAAAACGCACTTCCTGCCATGCTCTGGCAGCACCAGATGGATGAACCCATCGGGGTGTATACAGAAATGAAAGAGGATGAGGTCGGATTATACGTCAAGGGGCGATTGCTGATTGATGACGATCCTCTGGCAAAGCGAGCACATGCCCATATGAAGGCCGGTTCTTTAACCGGCCTTTCTATTGGTTACATGCTGAAAGACTGGGAATACGACAGAACGAAAGAGGTTTTTCTCCTGAAGGAGATCGACCTCTGGGAAGTCAGCCCGGTGACGTTTCCATCAAACGATGAGGCGCGTATCAGCGATGTTAAAAGCGCTGTCGCCCGTGGTGAAACCCCATCACAGAAATGTATTGAACGAGTCCTGCGCGATGTTGGGCTCTCACGCACCCAGGCCAAAGCATTCATGGCCGGGGGCTATGGCTCACTATCCCAGCGTGATGCTGGTGATGTGGTGAGCGCACTGGATGCACTGAAAAACATCAAATTTTAATCAGGAGTTTAACTATGGCCGTTGAAATTAAAGACGTAGAGCAGGTCGCGCAGGAATTGCAGGCAAAGTTTGAAGACTTCCGTTCTAAAAATGACAAGCGCATTGAGGCGCTTGAAAGTGAGAAAGGCAAGCTCGCGGGTGAAGTTGAAACCCTCAATGGGAAATTGAGTGCTCTTGATGAGCTTAAAACCTCTCTGGAAGAAGAACTGAAACAGGTTAAACGTCCTGGCGGTGGTACCCAAAGTAAGGTTGCGGGGGAACATAAAACAGCATTCATTACCTTTATGCGTAAGGGGAATGATGATGGACTTCGCGACCTGGAACGTAAAGCGTTGCAGGTAGGTGTTGATGAAGATGGCGGTTTTGCTGTTCCTGAAGAGCTGGATCGCGCCATTATTGATCTTCTTAAAGACGAAGTCGTGATGCGCCAAGAAGCGACAACAATCACAGTCGGGGGCGCAAACTATAAAAAACTGGTTAACCTCGGTGGGTCTGCTTCAGGTTGGGTAGGCGAAACCGATCCCCGTCCTGCAACTGATGCCTCCAAACTCGGTCAGATTGAGCCTTTTATGGGGGAAATCTACGGCAACCCGCAAGCCACTCAAACGATGCTGGATGACGCATTCTTCAATGTTGAAGACTGGATCAACAGCGAACTGGCGATTGAGTTTGCAGAGCAGGAAGAGATCGCCTTCACCAGCGGTAACGGGAACAAGAAACCAAAAGGTTTTCTGGCCTATGCCTCATCACTGGATGATGATAAAACCCGCGCATTCGGCACTCTTCAGCACATTCTCTCAGGCGCTACTGCTGGTTTGACTGCTGATGCGATCATCAAGCTGGTTTACACCCTGCGAAAAGTACATCGTAACGGCGCTAAGTTCATGATGAACAATAGCAGTCTGTTCGCTGCTCGAATCCTGAAAGATTCTGAAGGCAACTATCTGTGGCGTCCTGGTCTTGAGCTTGGTCAGCCTTCGACTCTGGCTGGGTATGGTGTGGCTGAGAACGAACAAATGCCTGACATTGCGGCCGATGCTAAAGCAATTGCATTCGGTAACTTCAAACGCGGTTACACCATTGTTGATCGTATTGGCACACGAATTCTCCGTGACCCATACACCAACAAGCCATTTGTCGGCTTTTACACTACCAAGCGCACTGGTGGGATGCTGGCTGATTCCCAGGCGATTAAATTGCTCAAGATTGGTGCCGGGGCTTAATTCATCACGGGGGCGACAGCCCCCATTTTTACAGGATTAAGTTATGTTCATACTTAAAAAGAATGTGAAGTGGTCCCCTGATGGCTGTCGCGTGGAAGTTGTTGCAGCCGGTTCGTATCAGGATGGTGAGTTACCAGATCGATTTTTAGTTATTGCGGAAGAGTTGGGGGTCATTGATACAGTTGAAGGTGGTGAAAAAAAACCTGATGCTGATCAGCAGCCAGAGCAGCCAGAGCAGCCAGAGCAGCCAGAGCAGCCAGAGCAGCCAGAGCAGCCAGAGCAGCCAGAGCAGCCAGAGCAGCCAGAGCAGCCAGCGCAGCCAGATCAGCCAGAGC